CTTTGTTGGACACTGGACCTTTTCTCAGCATCGCTAACACTTCAGCCGTCTGTGGATACATCGTTGAGCCTCCTGTCTTTCAATCGCTTGGCATATCGCTTTATAGCAACCCTGTCCTCGTCGTGGACCTCAAGCCAGAGGGGTTGCCATCCCCGTTCTTTTTTCTCAGCCCTACGCTTTCGCGTGTAGTTCGCATCGACTTCCCTCGCTATCGCTTTTTTCTCTTCTTCAGAAAGCTCCATCTAAACTCTCCCTTCGGTCGAACATCGACACGGTTATGGAATCCCTGCCTTCCTGCCTCTCGATTCCAGCGAGATTGATATGAGAGAACAGCGTAATGTATTGACCTCCGTCATCGTTCTCGTGAAGATTGCCTACTTTGACATAGCGCTTTTTTTCTTCGCCATTCTTATTTGTGTAGCTCCCGTTTCGAGCTACTAGATCCTTGATGATCATTGATTCTCCTTTGTGAATTTAACTTGTTGTGTTGTTTCCCCACGGTATTCATCTAGGTCTACCGTGATCCCTGCTTTTTCTAGTTCTTCTTTTTTCTCCTTAAAAAATTTGTTGTAGTCCACTCTTCCTTTTCTTGTAAATCTCGTCATCTGTACGCCAGCGCCCCTAGCGTTTTTTTCACTCATGCCGGACATCAATTCTTCCGCCGCTTTAAGCTGTTTTTCGATTCCCTCCATTATTTTTTTCTGCTCCGCAAGCTCGGCCTTTTTCGTTTGCCAGACCTCCGCCACCTGCAACCAGTCATCGCCAACCATCAACTCGTGCGTCTCTTCCTCCAACTCCTCGCCTTCCAGATAGGAACTCCAGAAGCTTTGCCATTCGCGCTTGATCTGCAAAACCCAGAACTCGTCATACTCCACATCCAGTTCTATCGAATCACCAGACTCGCAGTAAACAGAAAATCTGCACACTAGGTCGTTACCTCCATCCCAGCCGTCAAGGGATGCGCCGAATAAATCTTTGCCTTCCACCACAGCCGGACTAAACAGACGCTCGTACTTTTCTTCAACAAACGACCTTGCTATCGGCTCAAGTCGAGAGCCTCTCTTCATTGCAAAGTTTGCAACGACCTCTTCTTCTCCCTGCTTTATTTTCATCAGCTCTGCTGGCGTTTGAAAAGGAGAAATATTTAATACGGCTGGGCTTTCACTTGCCATCTTCAAATTCCGTCGCAACTCCTTCCACTCGTTTGAGCCTTGCACAACATTGTGAATTATTCCTTCCCCATCGAAGTAACTTTTCATCACCATCAGTTGATGCTGAACCTGCGCCATGTAGTGGTCGGGGATGTTGTCCGAAGCGACCTGCTCCCACAGATCGCTATCCTTTCCTTTCATCGGACATTTGATTTCAAGAAGCATCAAGAGCCATCCTTTCGAGTTTCACTTTCATGCGGGCAGACACCGCTCTCCACTCATCAATCTTCTTGTCGTCCACCTCATTACCCCCGTGGTGTTTTTTGTAACTCTTCGCTTGCTCGTTAAATTTCTCTAACTCGTCCTTGAGTTTCCGTGAATCTTCGACCTCCACCAATTTCTTAACCATCTCTTCCAGCTTTCGAAAATTAGCTTGCTTTGGATTAAAAGAATTTGGGTTTTTAGTTGGCGGATTACTCGCTTTCGCTCCCTCAGACTTCTGCTCTTTGTTCGGCGCAGTTTTCTTTGCAGGGCCAACTTTCTCATTATTTTTGTTCGCATAAATTGTTCCACCCCTTTGCAAAGAATTTCCATCGTCGTCGTCTTCCATTTTCGATACGTTTAACAGCGCCTCTTGTGCGTAGCGTTTCAGATAGGTAAAGCCGCCCGCTATCTCCTGCACTCCCAGTACACCTTTTTTCTGCATGGTGTTTTCTGGAATAGAGATCACGGACTCAATACAAGCTCCGCTTGCGTGATACAAAATAGTCTTGACGGTGATGCAGTTCTCAGATGTGGTAGGGAACTGCATGATCCCTAGCCCGTTTGCAGACAGCGCTTCGACTGTCGCATCTTGGATTCCTGCTAACGAAACGTACGCACTGGAAAAAAACGGATTGTCCTTATCAGGCACTGTTTTCTCAAACGACTTTCGAGCTTTCGCCATCGCCGCAAAAAGTTCTGCGTTCACCTGCGACAAATCTGTTTTGTTTTCTGGAATGTATGGCGCGGGAACGCCACCGTTCTGATATCCACCTGTCATCGGTTCATCTTCATACATTTTCTTCTTCCTCTTCTTCCTCTTCTTCTAAATCATCTGCATCTTCCATTTCATCTGCAATGAAAATCGGATGCTCCAACTCATCATCGCCTTCATCATGAATTGCGCCAGTCCAACTCCACCCTGAGTCATCTATTTCGAGATCGACCCCGTGCAGCGCTGCGACGTAATCTTCTCCAAGCTTGGCCATGATATCTCTGATGGCTCCATCTTCATCTCCATCAAAACCATCACTATCAAAATTCACCGTCACACACTCGGTAACGATTCGAAATAAATAAATTCTATTTTTCATCTCTGATCTCCATTGGCATATAGGTCCATGAAATTGTTGTGAAGTGTTCTACCTCTCTCTGATTTTCTAACGCTTTCTCAAAATCTAAAAACGATATTTTTTTCGGCAACCACAAATGCAGATGGTCCGAATAGATGTCGTAAAGGTACGGATATTTGTTGTTCAAAAGTGAGCCTGCCGTAGCCTCACGGATGTCCAGATTGGACTCGCCGTCGAGTAGTATTTTCTCCATTTTCGTCTCCTACAATTTGGTCGGTTAAGGGAGGGCCGAAGCCCTCCGTCTAGTTAAGAAAGTTTCCAGTATCCGTACACGCAACGAGTACCGTCGCGACTTGAATCAAACGTGTCGTGGATCACGCCATCTATAACCGCTACGGAATGTTTAGACACATTGCAAACCAATCGTCCGCTTGGTAACTCGTCGGCCCGCAGATGAACCTGACAACCACTCCCTATTTGCATGGTCGCCGTCCAAACAAAACCCAGTTCGGACATGTAATCCTTGAACCATTTTCGCGTGGTGAAGATTCCATTGCTTGCACTACGAGATCGTTTTGCAGCGTGCTTCGATCTGCGTTGCGTTGCGTTTCCCTCAGCGAGTCGGTCATACACTTGCTGATACGGGAGTTTTGCGGCAATCGCTATCGAACGACATACGCAATCTCCGGCTTGGCCTTTGAATCCCGCATCGGCGCGGCCACCATCATCATAAATATAATCCATTGTCGTCTCCTTTTTTGGTCGGTGAAAGGAGGGCCGAAGCCCTCCGGTTTTGGTCAGGCCTATTTCGTGCTGTCGATAATCTCTCTGATTTTCTGCTGGTTCTTTTTGCCGTAGAGATGACTCCAGCTTCGTGGCGTACCGTCGCGGTTGAAGTCATCGGTCGAAACTTCTGTTGTTTTGAGTAGCCCAGCGCGTTTTGGGTCAGCTACTACAATGATCCTGCGTGTGTAAGGTCTGCCCTCTCCGTCTATGTGCTTTATTTCTTTTTCAGCGATGATTACTTGCTTCGTCATGGTCGTCTCCTTAAAAATTGGTCGTTTTCTTAGGTCGAGATGAGATAGTAAATCATCTGGAATGATATGACAAGTCTTTTTTGAAAAAACTTTTTAGAAGGTCGGAATGTTTTGTCGCACCCATCTTGGTTCGCAGTGAGCCTTCACTGGTCTCCTGCGATAGTCGTAATATTTTCGGCCTTGGTAGTTCAGTCTTCGCGCAGTGGCAGTACAACTGCCGAGCCTTGCGAAGTAGATAGGGTCTTGTCTTATGGGTTCGTTGTTTGAGAGAACAACTAAGAGATATACAAGCTTCACTCAAAAAACCAAAAACACTGTGCCAAAGATCACAGAGATTCCCACTGCCAAAATAACCGCCGCGACGATTGCGGCCTTAAATTTTTCTGCTCTTCTCCGCGATGCGTACTCCGCTTTTTCTTTCGCTTTGCGAATGTCCTTTTCCATCTGCCGAAGTTCAAGCCAAGCCTCCTTGCCGTACACAACCATGATCAATTCGCGCAGTTGCTTGCGTTGTTCTTCTACCTTTTTTTTCTGCACAAGAGCTTGCACAGCCATTTGCTCTGGATTGCCTAGCAGTTTTTTGTGAAGGGGAGGATCGTTCGCTTCTCTTATGCCTTCGGTAGCGTCAGCGATATGCCCATACCACTCCGCGATCTGTGTCCCGACATCGTGAATCTCTCGACCTGTCGCTACCATTTTTTTGATGGTATTGAAGGCAGTAGAAGCCGCACTGACAGCAGCAACCAATTCTAACAACGATGCCTCCAATCCTGTCAGTTATTGGTTGAAAAGAAGCCCTAAAAAAATTGTCACAATAAAAGGGTAGATACCCCAGATTAACATTTCAAGCCTTCTGAATTTTGCCGAGCCTTCATCCAGTCTTCGCTCTATTTCTTTATAGCGTTGCTCGCACAGCTTTTGATGCGCCTCGATTTCAAACAAACTTTTCTCGGCTGGGGTCATCCTTCAAGAGCCGCAACTTTGGTTTCGAGCGTTTCGATTCTTGCCATCGCTTCCTGCAACGCCTTCAGAGCCTTCATGTGAATAATAGAATACTTCGCGCTTTTGTAAGATTTCTGATTGCCGTCGCTATCCAAAACCGGAGCATCCTTTCCGTCTGCGTCAGGATTGGTTTCAAGGTGTGTTTTGACGAGCTTGCCCATACCAGCCGCTTCCAACTCTTGAGCAATGACCCCTATCATATTTGGCGCATCTAAATTATCTTCTTTGAAAGAAAACTTACGAACTCGTATGTTTTTTATATCCGTCCACTGACTGCCCGAATCAACGATATTTTCTTTCAAATTCAAATCAGACGTGCCTCCAAATGCGTTTGTGGCACTATGAAAATCGCCATTGGATTCAATCTCGGATTTTATAGTTCCGCTCAATTTGTTTTGCCAAATCGGGTATCCGCCGGAAGCGTTGTAGACTTTTATGGCTGTGAAGGTTGTCCCTGCCGATCCTTGATCGTCAAAAATAAATAAACCCTGACCATTCATGTCGAGGTCTGTTCCGCTCGAATTTTGACCGAGCCGGACATTGCAATTTCCGAAATAGTGATTGAATGTCGTCCCGTCGTTTCCGTCACCGAGCCGCACATTTGTTGCAACATTCAAACCGCCGTTGGTGTGCAGCCTCCCTGCATCGGACATATCGAGTTGCAAAGCCGTGATCACAGAACCGTCGTCGTTCCCTTTAAACAAAATATCTGCATCTGAAGCATGATTTTCTACGGTGATGTTTCCAGAAGTTGTCGCAATCGTAACCGCCGCATCTCCCGTGGTAATATCATCTGCGACTATGGTCCCCGCAGGAAAAGTCGGGATTCCGTTAAATTTCATTAACTGGTCAGTGACGTTAAAGCTGTCTCGTTCTTTGTCGTACACCACATTCACAGGCTGGTAACGCTGTATCTCTTCGCCCGACAGTGGATTCCCCACGCTGTCTCTCAACTGCTTCGCGCCTAAAGAATTGATGTTCAGCGTTGCGCTTGCAGAATTGGTGGAAATTGCAATGAAAGCTGTGGTAAACCCCTGCGTCAGTTCGCCAGCACTCAAGTCTCTTGCAAGTGTTAGGGCATAATCGCCCTCAGAATATGTTGCCGTGATCTCTGGCGTGATCTGCTGAACGTAACGACGGACATCTGCCATGACCGCTCGAACCCCGTCATTTAGACTGCTTGGGCTTTGTCCCTCTGGAAAATAACCCGATGCGACCTGTACCGCCGCGCCACCTGAAATTCCGTATCTGTTAATTTCGCTCATGTCATTTCCTTCCAAACATATCCAATAATTTGGGTGTTTCTATATCCGTCGCGCCTTCCGGCCATCTTCGGTTCTGGTCTGTTGTCGGCATCATTGGCGGTATGTCGTCTCTTTCATGCGCCCCTCTTTCTGGCGCAATCAATGGGTTCGCATAGTCTCTCACATGGGGAACGCCTAATAATTTTAAAAAGTTTATTATTCGCCTTGTGTCCTTGCTGCCCAGTAATTTGAATTTTTTTAATTCTTCTATCGCATCTGGATCTGTGATTATTTCCGCTAGCCGCCTTGTGATTTTTTCAGTACCTAGCTGATCCAGCCAGTCTTTAGTTCTTGTCCCCCAAACATGAGGCGCGGCTATTAAAAACACTTTGGACAGTCCGCCGCCATCTTTAAGCACCGTTTCCTTTACGTCTCTCGCAAACTCTGTTATTGATGGGTTAGAAGCAAACACTTTTCCTGTCGCCGCCAGAACATCCATTAACTCAGACATCACTTTGTATTGTTCTGGCTCTAAAGCCTCTTTCCACATCTCACGTTTTGCTCTGCTTCCGAATACCGCTTTTCTAAATTTTGCGCCCTCTAAAATGTTTCCTGTTGCCGCTTCTGTTTGTCTAGCAAATTGCTGTTGTAAGTAAGTGCCAATTAGCGCAGTCCACGCTTGCGGATCGTGCGTTAGTATCGCCTTCTTTACTTGCTCCATTGATTTCGGATCTATCATTGACGGATTAAAAATAGTGTCCGCTATTTTGTGCAAACTGATTTCGCTCTTATCGGCAATGACATTGACAAGGCTGGCTTCTAGTTGCGTTACTGCTGGCATCCCCTCTTCATAAATGCTCCTTGCCGCTTCATACAATTCCCCCGCCTTTTTTCCTCTATCTCCGATGCTGTTTTTTCTAATGTCGTTCAAAAGCGATGTCTTTATTTCCTGAATGTGTACCTTTTGGGCTTGGCTCAAACTCTCTCCAGAAACATTTAACGCCGTTAAGATTCTGTCCATTTCCAGCTTTACATGATGCACTGTTCTTAGGTTCCTTGCCCTAACTTTTTGACCTGACGGCAAGGTGGTTCGTCTCCGCTCTAATTGGTTTTTTAGCGCTTCCAGTTGCGGCCTTAGACTGCCCCCTTCTGGCGAAACACGGCGCAAACTCGCTATTTTTGCCAGTGTTTTAGTCACGTCTACTTGTGTGCCCATGCCAAACGCTTCTTGATAAATTGGGCTTGCTTCGTCTTGTATTATTTTTAGTTGCGCTTCCATTGCTTGGCTTGCGGCGTTTCTTGCCTTCGCCCCAGCTTCTATCAGACTACCCGTATCTGGCGACAGCAGTCGAATGAATTTCATAACCGCATCGGCGATTTGATCGTTTCTGATCTCCAAAACATTCTCTATCGTTTCCGCCGAAACGGGCTGACGCTGTAACACTTGTTCTAGCGCGGCAAATGTTTTGAGTCGAGTGCCTTCCGCTGGGGATATAAAATCAATGCCGTGTCTTCGCGCTTTATCCAATAATTCGTTATATTCTGCGAGACGGCGATCAGACAACTCTCTGGCAAACATATTCACAGGAACGTGTCTTCCCAATAAGCGCGAAGTCAGGTCTCCTACCACCTCTCCGCCGAGATTCAACGCCTGTTCTATTCCTTGATATTTGGCCCTATCTTCCAATGACAGTTCTTCACCGACCAAAGCGCCAGCCATCCCCTGCCTAACCGCTTCCCCTGCCGCAGTTCCCGCCGCGCTTTTTAAAAGAGGGTTAACAGGGGCTGGGACAGCCGCCCCGCCTATCGCCCCCGTCATTACAGGGATATCGCCCGCTAAAAACGCTGACCTTTTTAATATGTCGCTTGGCGAAAAACTCCACTCCGGCGCTAACGAAAACTGCTTTCCTTCGTCATCTATATAAACAGGTAAATCGTCAAAAAAATCTATGCGGTTTACGGGCAATCCTAATTCCTGCGCTATATACGATGCTTTTGCATTTGGATCGCGGGATAACGACATCGTAGCAATTTGCCCTGCCCCCAACATATTTTTATATTGATCATCAAATATAGGCGCTTTTTGGCGCTGTTTGATGATCAATGCATCAGTTTGTACTGGGTCTTGCCTACCATGATCGTTTTTATACGCCTCCAGCCAGTTTGTCGCCATTTGTAAATCATCTGCCGAATAGGTTTTTGATTGTCCTGCGAGCGGCCCATACGTTATATCTAATACTGATGAACCGTCTGGGTTTGTTGTCAAGGTAGTCATTTTTTCTCTCTATAAACTGTTACGGAAAAGCTGTAGTATCTATGCGTTTTATCTCTAGCATATCGTTTTTGATATATGGCATCCCTATTGGCATCGCTTTTATTTCTGCCGCCGTTGGATTTTCTATAACAAACGCTTCTTCAAATCGCAACATTTTATCTTTTACATTTTCCGGCAACATTTTATTCATGCTCTTGAATCTACGCACTTTAAACGCCGCTATTTTTTTATTTATTTTTATTATTCTTCTTATGCCTGCTTCAGTTAGTTTTATAGTTCCGCCAACTCCTCTTAGCGCAAACTCTCTATCTGCATCTGACAATCCTGTGCCAGCACCAAACGCCTTAATTACTTCTGCTGTCGGCCCGACTACTGCCGCCATAAACGCTTCGGTGTTTGCAACAGGGTCGTTTAATTGTGCTTCAGTAAAGCCCAAGTCTTGCAGATAAGCTTTCCACCCTAGTTGTAAATTTGCCGCTTTCCCTGTAAATATGCCGTCTTCTAAAAGATCCTCCATTATTTGATGGGAATTGACCAAGCTCACTGCTGAACTTGCTTCTGCTTGAACTTCAAAAAATCTTTTTGCGCCTCCTGCTACAAATGGGCTTTCGAACATTCGTATAGCTTTTACTTCCGCTATTTCTTTTTTCTGCTCTAGAGCTTCTTGGGTTAAAAGGCCAGAATCAATCCTACGAGCCTCTTTGTTAAATTCCGGCGTTCCGTACGAAAAGCCTCCCGCCAGCGCCTGTTTTTCTCCGCTTGTCCACAACTGCGTCGGTTTTTGCCCGCCTTGCACCCCTTCTAACGCACTCAAATCAAGAGGCTCTCCAGTTCGGGTGTTAATAACCGTGTCGCCCCATCCCACGTTCATATAGGTCGGAGGTTTAAAGGTCTCTGCCAAACCGAGTTGTTGTAACGACCCTTCCCCGCTCGTCAACAATTTTCTCGTTAAATTCTCTCTACTAAGGGGGTTTACTGGCGCTACTGGTGGCTCCATTCCCTCTCTTGCTAGGCTTAAGTCTCTTATCATGGCAAGGTCATTTGTTGGAGGCGCATAATCTTGCACAAGGTCTGTTAGTAGATGTGTATGCTGTTCTGGCGTTATATTTCCCACTTCTAATTGGCGGTCAAGAACTTCTGCTTGTTGTGACTCGTATGCTGGTAATTCTTGCCGTGCTAAGTCCATAGCCATGTCTTGATAGCTTTCAACAACGGGCGCTGTTGCGCCGTATACCTGTTTTTTATATTCGTCAAGATCCGCGCCGTACTGCGTCTTTGCATCTTCATGCTCTGTTGCTTCTTGGGCTAAGTCGGAAAAGAACTGTCGCTTTTTCTGGCGGTCCGCAAGCGCTTCTGCCATAACTAAGTCTCGCATATTAAACAAAGGCTGTGGTGAACGTGATTTTCCTCTGCCTAAAATCTGACCGCCCAAATAAAACATCGGGTTCGCCCTAGCGCCTTGTAAATCTGCGCCCATGAGAGCGCCTGTCACGTCTGTATAAAGGTTCTGCACCCCACTCATGAACGGATTTAATGGATTCGCCATTTTACGCTCCTAGTAAGTAACCGCCAGCGCCGCCCATCAGAGCGCCAGCCCACGGATTGTTCGGAAACATAGAAGCGCCCATCATTGCTCCGCCAAGGAATCTCTGGCCGCCGCTAGGTTGGTACAGTGGCGATGTAGTTGTCTGCGCCTGAGCGCCCCCATAATTACCTGTGATTCTAGCTAGGTACTGGTTTAGCGCAGCCTCCGGCCTATTTTGTTTTGCGTAAAAACGGCGCATTCTATCTTGCAAAGCCAAATTTGCCTGTTGCTCAATCGCGCTACCGACACCCATTAATCTCTGAGCGTCCGCATATCGTTGTGCCGATATTGTTGGCGCTAACTGCGACATCTGCATCTGTCTGGTTCTCTCGTCGCCATACGCTCCCCCGAAAATACCCGTTGCCGCATCTGCTAGACCTCGACCCAATGCCATCGCCTGCGCTCCGCTTCCTGTCCGCCCTCCTGTGCCAAACATAGCTGCTATGTTAGGCTGTATGCTCTCCGCCGCACGGTCATAATATGCTTGCAAATATGGGTTGCTGTCCGGCGTTAGAAAATCGCCTCGCAGTGTTCGCTCTGCCAACTGCTGGTTCGCAAGGTCTACAGGAGATCCCTGAGTCGCTAAATTTTCCATCATGCCCAACGCTTGATTCGTTTGAGCGCTGAACGGCGTATATCCTCTCTGGTCCCAAACCTTCGGGCCGCCCGCCTTTAACGCTTTTAAAGCTTGGTCAAACCCAGTCGTTAAAAACGGTTGTTGTGCGGACCACGGAGCTGAATAACCTGTCTGCGTAACTGTTTCGTTTGCCATTTACTTGACCTCTAACTAAGCTGTGGGAACACCAAAGGCGGGGCGTGAACCACTGGCGATAAGAACGGGTTTTTCCGCCTTGGGCCACGGCCTCCAAACGCTAGTTGATGTGCTAACTGATTGTAATATAAATCGTTATTCACGTCTGGAATCTCATCTGAGATCGCCGCACCACCTGCCGCGCCTCGATTACTCCAGATGTCGGGAATGTCAAAAGATTCCGCCATTGGGTTATCGCCGTCAAATTGCGGCGATGGGGCTTTCCCTTCTAACGCAAGTCGTTCTGATGTTGGCATAGCTCCCAGTTTTGCTTCTTCGACGGATCGAGCTAAATGCATTGCCGCAGACAACGGCATCCCATATTTCTTCATGTACTCCATAGCTGTTGTTGCTATCTTTTGCGGCCCCTGCGTGTTTAGAGCTGTGCTCATGCTCCCCCCTGTCTGTGTGCCATACGGCTGAAGAGCAGATGGCAATTCTCCCCCGAATGGAACCCGTTGCGCTGGCGCTCCTTGTCCCTTTGGTGAAAATTGCGGATACTGGTTCTGTAAGCCCGCAACCGTGCTAGTTGTTGAGTAGCCTTGCAAAGCGCCTCGTAATCCTGCTCCCAATCCGGCTTCCTGTCTGGGTCTCAAAAAACCTGTCCCGCTTTGAACTCCTTGGCCTACCGTTCCGGCGGCTACTGCATACGGCGCTGTTGCTGGAAACGCTAACATCGCCGCGCCTGCAATCGTACCTATATTGCCCAGCACCATATCCTTGAGGAAATTTCCCTTAGTCTGCTGTTGGCGGGCAGTCTCCCTTAGCCCATAATCGGCGGCTCTTAACAAATCGTCAACATCGTAACCCTTGCCAACTTTGCCTGTTTTCAAGTAATTAGCAAGACCGCTTTTGGGCTTGTACTTGTTCGCCCAAACCAGCATATCATCGTATATCTCGGCCATGCCCCCGCTTTTGTCCCCAGCCTTTTTTCTGTCTCTGCCGAGTTTCACATAGCGGTCGATATTGTTTCTATTCCAGCCATAATTCGCGATACCTATGCCATGTGTTGCATACGGAAGATTCTTCGCATTATAGGTATTTTTCCGAAGGTCCATTATCGCTGGGTTTTCAACCCAATAATATGTGGGTCTATCCATGCTTAGATTTAATTTGGGATAGCCACCTGTTCTTCCTTCCAGCCCTTCTCTCACTCCTCTTCGAGCAAGATTCCTAGGGCCTTCCGCGACTTCTTTCCGCGCCGCGAGAACAGCGGCTTGCATGGCAGGCGATAAATTTTCTGGTATGGGGGCAAGTGGCACAGCCATTATCGACCCGCCCTAGTAGTTCCGTAAATGGATAACGTCATACTGCTCGTCGTGGCGTTCACTCCGATTTTACCTCCCGCTTTCACACTGATACCACTACCATCATCGTTTGCGACAATCTCAAAGTGTGTTTTAGCCGCAATGCTATGTCCAAATCTTAGCGCATTTCCCGCTGAAAAGCCCTCTCCATTGTCTGCGTGGTAAATCGTACATTGTCCTGCCGTAGCGCTAAGATTCGTATTAACCACCACCATTCGTTTAATTTCGCTGTGATGCACGGCGCTATAGGCCAGAGTCGGCCCTGACGTTGCCGCCGTCGACATCTGGGCTAATAGCCCTGCCGGAGCGAGTGTATCAACCATCTGCGCTTCTCTTTCTTGTTGCCGCACCCCTGACCTGTAGCTCTAAGCCAATGGCCTGCGACCAACTTCCTTGCAAATGCATACGGCCTCTCACAAACTTTCCAGACTTGCGTAAATTGACCTCTCCGAAACGATTAACGGAGGTGTTCGTTGTATACGTCGCGCTCTCGCTTTGCACAGACCGAGTGCCTATGGATAGTTGTGCATCCCCGCCCTCGTGTAAAGGCTTCGCGCCCATAACCTCTATGGTCTTTCCTGTCGGCGCTTTGAACTCTGGCGTGTCGATTGTCGCGGCCATCGGGGAGCCGCTGAAAAGATGCATTTTTTTGTTTTTGAAAATGCCCTGCGAAATGTCGCCACCTTTCCAGATCGAATGATCAAAACTCAGCGTCCAAGTCGATGTATCTACATCGTCGCTAATTTCATCCATTTCCTCTAAGGTCTTGCCCGCGCTCAAATGATGAAAAATGGTATCCCCCGTGACTTCTGCCTTTGTCCACCTTCCCGTATCCCATGCATAGATCAACAAACGGTTCGGAAGTCCTCCAGTAGCCGTATTGCTGGGATAGCTCCAGATTACTAGTTTGTGCGTTCTATCTATGCCTACGCTAACTCTCTCTGGGTAGCTTGCGTCGTAGTCATTAGCCCAAAAGTCTGCGACCTTCTCCCCTGCTATCGGCTTAATCTGACCGCCGCTAAATTCCCAGATTTCATTGGTTCCCCACCACCACACTCTATCAGAGTGCGTAATAATGCTTCTCGGCGTTCGGCTTCCTACAGAATTTGCTATTCTGGTAAACGAGAATATCAGTGGCGGACCGACGTACTGCATAAGGGTGACTGCTTCCTCCTGAATCACCAAACAACTACCGCCTGTTTCGGCCAGCCCTGTTATCCAGCCACCTTCATATATGTCCTGATAATCTGACTGTCTGGCAATGTCTCCCGCTTCCCAGAACTCCGAATCATTGTACCCAGACCACTGCACTCGGTTCGGCCTGTCGGTTCCGTCATTGATCCAGCCTAACACCACAAAGTCTCTGACCGTCTGTATGTATTTTGCTCGTGGAGGACTTCCGCCTAATGCGCCGATGCTTGTTCCATGTACAATCTTTTGGATCGCGTTCATAAAATTGGTAGCCAGCAGTCTTTCCGGCCCGTAGTTCGCGAAATTCCATACGTTCTGAGTTGCTGTCCCAGTAAACCCTGTTGCTATCGCATCGAACGACTGCGCCGACAAGCGATACATATTTCCGGCATCGCCCGCATACACTCGTGCGGTGTTTGTCGCGTCCTTACACGACACCGCGCCGCGAATAAAGTCACCACCAGCCAGCCCTATCTCGTCACTGTATGCCTCTATAGACTTTATCGGCTTGTAAGATGTAGCCCCTGCATAACAGTTCGTTGCAACCGTAGCGCCAGAATTTTCAAAGTCCGGTTGATCTGGCAACCATTCCCCAAATTTTAGTTGCATCCATTCCATATCAATAAACTGGCGTTACTTTGGAGTTTGTCGCCACCCGCTTATCATTTTCGGCTAATAAACGTGTTAGCTCTGTCTGTTCAATAGCTGACATAAATGACGCTAATTCGCCATCATGGAGCGTCCTAGTCGCAACTGTTCTGCTGGCGTGAGCGCGAATTAAATCCTTACAGTCTGTTGTCCAAGCGTTTGAAGCTCCTGCCGTTAATTCAGACAGCGACCTCAAATAGTACAACCTGACCGTATATGCATCGTTTGGGGTGTAGGCTAACCACATCTTTTCGTCGCGGATAGCATACGCTTCTGGGTATCCTGTGACCGATGTGCCTTCCAGCATCTTTTTAATAGCCGGAAAGTCTAGCGGTTGTACCTCTTGAAACTCATCGCCTGTCAGCCGTGCCTCCACATAATCGACTGCGCGAAAGTCTGACGGCAATGCGTAGGTCGTAGTAGATGCGGTTGTTGTGAATGTTGCCGAAGCCTCGTTAAACCACCAGCGCTTGTGGTCATAATGGCGTATCGCCATCACCACTGCGTCCGAGCATTGAGCAGTTAAATCTGTTCTTGCTAAATCGTCACTGACTTCGTTGACTAGTTCTGATAGTGTCGCCATCGCTACCTCGTTTCCTGCGGCGCTTCCGCTTCGGTTTTTTAGGTGTCTCAGCTACTTTATCATCGCCTGTCTCGACAACACGTTGAGCCATTATACTACGTCTTCGACCTGTTGGTTGATTTTCAGTCATGCTGTCACCGCCTTGGGTCTTTCGTAGCTCTGTTCCATCCTCTCTTTTTCTTCAAACCAAATATCTGCATATTCAGCGTTGCTGTAACGATCCCACCACGGACCGCCCTCTGTCCAGTGTAACATAGCTATATCCTCAAGTGGTCTTTCATCGTACCCCACCAGATGATTCCACCTGCCATCTATTTCTCCAACATCGGAGGCCCACGCGAATTGATGCAGATGCAACCCTGTCTCCTCGTCCACGACTTCTGGCGTTAAGTGCATGCAGTCGTAATGCTTACCCCAGAATACCATCAACGATGACCAGTTCTTCTTCTCATACTGCGTTTGTTTTTGGCCTAACATTTTCACCGTGTTTTCGGGCTTGTAATCGTGCTTGACCACGCTGACGGGCGCATGGGTTTGCTCCACTTCTTTATACAAGTCCGCTATATCTGCTAACATCAGCATATCGCAGTCCATATATATCGAGTGCGACGAATAGCGATTCAGATACGGTGTGAGAAAACGGGTAAACGAGAACTCCGTACTTTGCAAATGATGCCTTTCTCTCTTATGGATTTCTCTCAGTTGGTCCAGCATCAATAGCGTGACCCGCACCGGAATAGATGACCTCGCCCTGATCGAGTGCTGTAACACCGATGCCGCTACCGACTCTGACGGGTCAAACCCGATGTATACGTCTGCTTGTTTTAACATTGGACTACCGCCATTTGCACTCTGCCTCCTCCCTTTACATGGTCCCTTGTCGGCATCAGGTAGTATTCTTCGCCTTCCAGCACTTCCTGCGCCCCATACTGTTTTAGTTCTTCTTCCGGCATTTCCGTATAGAAGTCATCGAAAATGACAATTCCGCCTTTCTGCACTATCTTTTTCGCGTACTTGTAGTCGCTTTTTATGGTTTCCACGCTATGCCCGCCGTCGATAAAAACACAGTCTGCCGAATTTTCGCCATGCTCTTTCAGGTATCTTTTTAGCTGTTGTTTGCTGTCGCCGCGATAGAGAGTTGCATTCAAATCGTTTAGGCGCTCTTTCACCTCTTCTAAACTGTAGTGTTTTTTCACGTTTTTCTCTGCCTTGTCCGTCTCGTCGTTCGCCTCCTCGAACAGGTCAAACCCAAAATACTCAGACTTCGGACTAAGCTCCAGCATTTGCCTTGCCCTCGCGCCGTTCCACGTTCCGACTTCCAGTATTCTTTTCGGCTGCATCTGTTTGACGATTTCCAGTAAATGTATGTACCTGACTGCGTGTTTCGTTGGCCCTTTGTCGTGTGTCGCATACTTGTCAAACACCCCGTCAAACACGTTATACGGCCCCTCACCAGTCACATTCTCCGCTATGTCATTAACGCCTACCAAATCCTCTAGCGTCTTCTCTAGGACAAATGCGTCGTCCCACTGGCTCAACATGAATATACCGCCGGAGTCGTACATATTCTTGTAATGCTTGAACCAGCCGTCTGCAAAAGCATGGGCGCAATCCCAGCCGACAAAAGAGCTGCATAGATGCCATGTTTTACGCCTCATAACGGCCATGAAGTTGCCGCTCATCCAGTTTTCGAGCTTCACCGCTGGGATGTGCCTGAACGTCTTGATGTCTGTGTCTATCCAGAAGAGATAGCCTCTGTAGTCCTTCGCCGCATCGATCTGTGCGTATACCTTCCGGCAAAAAGCATTGACGTTATATTTATACTGGATCGTCTCGTTGACAAGCCCGTGAAATATTGGAAAGTGGGACACGCCATCGAGGAAATTCTGTATGCCATCCACCTTCATTAAGTCATGGTAGACAATGCGTGAATTATTGTATGGGAAGAACTCATCCTCCGTGTAAACGTGCAACTCCCCTGCGGGCCAGAACTGACTAAAAGTATCCATCATTATCTCGCCGTATTCATCGTACATACGGCGGTTCATCGACGTTACAAACTTAAATTGCATTGAGTAAAGCGCTCCCTGTATCGCCTTTTTCCATCTGGTATCCGTAAACCTTGCACAGTAGGTCTAACATCTGCGACTCGGCGGGCCAGTTGTGGTCTGGGTATTCCTTATACTCATGGCCCCGTGTAATCGACCAGTCGTGAGTGCCGGAAAGGATGTTGTCGAACCCGTGTAGTTGTATCTCCTCTGGGTTCGCTTTATGCATGGCATACAAAATGGCATGGGTTCCCGCAGACGGGTGCAAATGTCCTTTGTTGTCGGACACGCCGTCGATCAGCTTTTGACTGTCGGCCTTCACATAGTCTTTTCGCAAACGTCTATATTGAGTGCGCCAGAAGCGACATACGTCCCTATCGCAATACACGTTAGCATCCTGCGGTAATGTTTTATCGCTGTCATTTTCTGTACGGGTATCGTCAAACAGCCAGAAGTCTTTTACGCCTTCCCAAGCGTCCATGATTACTCGTCCAAGCGTCATGGATGACACCACTACGTCTGTTCTGCTTCCGTACAAGTCTGGGCGAAGCTTCGGCAAATCCGAATGGCGCTTCATCCTGATTATTTGATCGTGGCGATCTATCTCACTGCCGAGTTTCTGTCTTAGAATCGACGGACCGTGACCTATTATGATTGTACGCATTTTCGAGCGACCCTCCTAAAACCTCTAAAACCTCTTTCCACTCTTGATCTGTGGTCTGGTGGAACATGACAATATCGTCGGAATACCAAGGAAAGTACGGGCCAGCCGGATAGCGCCAAGCCCGTTTCTTTGGCACAAGCACCGTGCATTTCAAACCCGCCGCACCACAGGTATGAACTACCGTGTTACAGCAAGTAATCGTGTGGTCTAGTGCCGCCAGAGCGGACAGCGTATGGTCGTAATCCATTTCCTGCGCCGCATCGCAATGGAATATCGGAAGCCCTGTCTGCTCCCTCATCCGTTCCACTTTCTCTTTAGCATCCTCGTGGTACTGCATAGAGATCCACGTTCCGCCCGCTCGTTTTATCACGTTCTCGAACCAGCCCAGCTTCATTGACCGATATTGCGTGTTGGTTTTCAGTGCGCCACCTTTCCAACTAAGGCCATAGTAGGGCGGCGGACCAAGCGCCTCGAACTGCTTGCGATACATTTCGAGTAGCTTTGGGTTGGGCTTTAAATAAGACCATGTACTCATATCCGCTTCTGTTTTCCAGAAGTGCTTAGCAAGGCTAAATACCGCAGATTTCTGATCTACCGGATGGTCATTCGGCCACTCGATAAACGATTTCTTGGCTGTCGGATATATCTTGTTGATCCACGGGAAAGAACGCTTGTAGATAGCCTCTAGCCTCGGATGACATTCTAAGATGATGTCAAGATTCGCTTTTTCGAGCTTTGGGAGCAACCCTGCCGCTAATAGCCTATCCCCTAGCCCTTGCTCGTCCCAGAGCGCCAGCGTTTTGCCTGATTGCAGATTGCCGTCAAACCAGTCCGTGCTGTCCGGCGTATCATTGCTATAGCTTCTCAGTCCGCGCTCACCGCAGAAAAACCCTGCATCGTACAGCGCAAAGCCTTCCTTCCAGTTCCGCATCTCTAGCTGTAGCAGGCTCGCGTTCCATCTTGCCTTCGCTGTGTCAGGCTCTAGCTCCATCGCTTTAATGGCATACGGCCATCCCTCCTCCGGCGCATCTTCATTGACATAAGATGATGCAAGATTCGAGTAGGTTTCTGCCTTTTCCTCCAGCATCAGAGACTTCATAAAACAGTCTCTTGCCTGTGGAAGCATATGCATGGCGCGATAACAGCACCCGATGTTACTCCACACATGGGAGTTATCCGGCAGGTAGTCAAGAACCCGTTGCAGGATGACCAGCGCTACGCCGTACTCTTGCTTCTGTAGGTGCGCTGTACCGAGTTGAAATATGATGTAGGGGTCGTGTGGAGCTTCCAGCAGTAATTGCTGGTAGCCATCCATAACGGTCTGTAGTTTCTCAAAGTCATTGTTCTCACTGCACTCGACTTGCGCCGCTTGCAGATCTTCCATAACTTCGCCAATCAGTTTACCCATATAGTCCTGTCCTCTATAAAGGTGGGGAGTGACTTTCGCCACCCCCCTTCGACATAACCGACGGTTTGGCTAAAACTGACAGGTGGATTAACCCACCGCCAGCTACGCCTTAATCGCCTCGTTTCTGTGTCAAATACTCGATGATCACCGTGAAGTCGCAGGAAGCTGTCCCTGTACCCACTTGATTAGTCAAAGAGAAAACAGCGTTTGCACTAGCTGTTAACCTTTGTCCAATCTCCTGACCATTTTGCTCGACAACGATACCCGAAGCCGCACTAGTTATATAGTTCTGGACCTTGGTTCCGCCAATCGTCGCATATACGGATATAAGCTCTCCGCCTGTACCAATCGTATTAGACTGCACGGACCTAACCCCGACAATTTCTGCCCCTGCGGGCAATGGTGTCAGGCTTACAGTCAGTGATCCAGAAGAGGTTGCCCCCATGCTGAATTTACAGATCTGAGCGTTTATCCCTGCGTGAATGGCAGGAGCGGGGCCAGCGGTCATTGCATCAGCAGTTAAATGTGCCATTTTTGCTTACCCCCCTATCGTTGCGATGCGTTTCGAGCCGCATCACTATGAGAAGATGAAACAACCATAGTAGCAAAATCTTTCGAGTTGTATCGTGTCTTTTTAAGTCCACAGATACAGCCCGTCGATACGCCTAACTGGTTGCCGTAGTCAAACATTTCCTCGACCCATTCCATACGGTTCTGGGTGTAGCCACGACCAAACGCCATAACCGCCGCTTGCGCTCCGCAAAGCACAGCACGGCCTACGGTGTTAGCCGTTCCGCTTGCCCCAGCCCCCGTATAAATACGGGAAGTCTCATGCATGACCACTCCGTTATATACGCCTATTGCACCACTGAGAAGAGGATTCTTCTCGGATGCATTAGCCGCCAGAGCATACTTCTGAATGTCGCCATATTGACCATCGCTGGTCGATTGACGCAAGTCATAGTGTTGTTCTGGCGTTATGAACATAACGAATTGATGTTTGCCAGCTTCTTGCTGATTGTTAATGGGTCTAATCACAGGTGTAGTGGTTCGAGCCGCCAGTACAGCTTTGTCTATCACAGCCAGAGAGAATGTCTGTGTAGAGTTTGCTGATAGGTTTGATTCGGCTGTTGCCACACCAGCGAAAATCTGGTGGCCTGAGTCTGGCGCACTAGCTGAGTTGTTACCCGTTAGTCGAGTATCACTGACTCCGCTATTGCCGGACAGTTGATTAAAGAACCAAGTGTCGTAAGTGTCGGCCCACCAGTCGGTGAGAGCCATTCTAGCTTCTTCGCGCACTTCAAACGGCACACGTT